GATTACTTAAATTGGTGGATCGATGAAGAGGCGCAGTCGTGATCGTTACCGAAGCAAAGTTGACTGAGATCACTGGCTACACGAATGGCCAGATTAGACATCGCCGGTTGCAAGCCTGGGAGAAAGGCGTCCATTATTGGCCTGATCCTGCAAACACGACGGTCTACGACTTGGAGGCAATAACGGCATGGCAGAACAAAAAACGACCGGCGTCGTCAACAAACGAGGCAAGTGCCAGATCCGGTGGTGGGAAGGAAAGAAGCGATGCTACGAGACGCTCACCCTCCCGTATACGCCAGCTAACATAGTTAAAGCCGCGCAGATCCGCGCGCGGCGAATCAAAGACCTTATTGAAAACCCGCACGACGGCAGGCCAGAAGGTCGCAGCCCTACCTTCGGCGAGCTCGCACAAACACGACTCGACATCCTCGAACGCGGTAAACCAAGCGCCAGGCGCAGCGTCAAAAGCCGACTCAACAATTATTGGATGCCTGAGTTTGCCAATTGGCCAATCACGCAGATCCGCTACGGCGACGTGCAAGAAATGATGCGCGGTATCTACCGCAAGCAGCTGTCAGCCAAAACGCTGCGCGAAATTTTGAACGACGGCGGCAGTGTCTTTGAGCTCGCAATGAAAAGTCGCTGGATCACAGAAAACCCGTGCAGCCTGATCAGCAAAGAGATCAAAAAAGAAAAGCGTGAGATTGATCCGTTTACTGCGGACGAAATGAAACAGCTGCTCGCAGCACTGCCAGAGAACCTGCGCATCTTCTACCTGATCCGCTACCACTGCGGCTTGCGCCCTGGCGAGGTGATCGCGCTCCGGTGGTCTGATTACAAAGACGGTGTGTTTCATGTCCACAGAAACCGCGTCTACGGGTCAGAAGGCACAACAAAGACAGATACCGAGCGCATGGTGCCCGTACACCCTGCCGTGAAGAAAGCCCTGCTCGATGCACCCAGAGTGCTGCATAGCGATCACATTGTGAACAATCAGTACGGCCAGCCATTCACGAGCAGCAATAACACTGGCCGAGCTCTGGTGCGCGCGATGGAGAGCACAGGCATTCGCTACCGCGATCCTTACAACGTGCGTCACTCATGCGCCTGCAGGATGCTTGAAGCCGGCATGAAGCCAGCCTACTGCGCCAAGATTTTAGGGCACTCGGTGCAGACTTTTTTGACCACATACGCGCGATTTATCGACGCTGATGCAGACGCGGAACAGGCCGCAATTTGGGCGACGATTGAATGAAATCGCCGCGCTAGTGGTGCCAAACTGGTGCCAACATTAATCTGACAACAAAAAAGTCAATCAAATCAATAGGTTGAATGGGGTGGACGATGGGGCTTGAACCCATAGTCGCCTGCTGCAGCCTGCTGTAGCTTGCTGCAGACCCAATAAAATCAATGACTTACAAAGGCGCCCTGCTGTGGCTTACTGTGAAATGCTGTATTTAACCGTAAAAGTGGTGCCAAAGTGGTGCCACTACACCAACAGATTCAGCGTAGAAGACGATGCCAGCTGCTGCACTTCAACGCGGCCTTCCTTGGCCGTGTAAAGCGTTGGCTGGGTTACCTCTTTAGCCTCACGCACGAGCTCGCCCTCGCCGCCAGTGCGAAGTGTTTCTTGCTTCTGCACAGCGACCGACTTCCAGGTAACTGGCGCGGGCGCGCTTGTCATTGAGACGTCCATTACCTGGAAAGCATCCGATCTTCGATTGGTTCCTGCTCTTCTGTTGCAATTGCTGTTGGCAGCGCAACTGATCCAGGGCCAGGTCTTGGAGCGGCACCTTCGTATCCCAATCTGTTGTTCAGTCCAATGCTTGCGCCAGTGCGACGAGCTTCGCCGATTCCTAGTGGCACTAACAACAGCAACTTATCTAACATTGGGCCGCGCATTTGGAATGCGGTCGCAACTTGCATGGCCAAATCTTTCATGTTGCGAGCGTTTGCCGCAGCTGTATTGCTGTAGTTTCTGGTCGTGTTTTGCACGCGGTCAGCCACTCGTGCAAATTGCTGCAGTAACGCTTTTTCTTCTGCGGTAAACGCAGCCGACATCACTGCCGAGCTTCTCTCTAAAGCATCGTTGACCGAGCCTTTTAGCTTGGCTCCGCTCAAGTCCCCCTGGCGAGTGCGCCCGCCAGAAGCGATGCGTAGGAATAATTCTTGGCGCAACTGGTTCCACTGGTTTTCTGGCAGTAGCTCTTTCATTTTCAGCAAGTCTCGCTGCAAGTTGCGCTTCGTGATAAACCCAGTGTTTGATGCGTTGAAAATGAAATTAGCGGCATCGTTCGGCGCAACGTTAAACTCAAACTGCGAGCCAGGCGTGCCCTCTTTCGTTGCCGTCAACAAATCAACCGTGTCTCGGTCTTTGTAAGTGCGCATGAAGTCTGCGTTTTGCGCTATTGCGTCACGCCATGCGCCGACAGAGTTAGCGTCGCCAGTAATTAACGCGCGATCTAACGCGCTGTTCATCTGCTGGTCAAAGGTACGTTTTGCCGACATCAGCGCAGTCCCTTCGGGAGTGCCTCGCTCGATCGTGTTATTAACTCGCGCACGCCATTCAAACATCTCACGCACAGACACTGGCGTTTCTCTGCTAGCGAAGCCCCGCAACTGTTTCACCAATGCGCCTGGAGCGCCTTCCAACACGTCTGGCGCAAAATTAGTCCGTATGGTGCGCTCAATGCCGTCTGCCATTGTTGTGATCGCAGGCTGACTGTAAACAGCAGGACTTCCACCAGAGTAAGTGCCGCCAAACAGCGCTGGGTTTCGCGCTTGCGAGTAAGCCTCGTTCTTTTCTTGATTGGCTTGCAGACGCTGTTGCCCAAGTTGCAGCTGAGCCGCTTCAGCCCCCTGCCCTCGAGCGATAACAGGCGCGCCGCCCGCTATTTGCTGCTGTATTGCGGTTAAATTAGATTCTAAAGCAGGCGTTTGTTCCTCAGTCACAAACTGATTCATGCGCCGCTCTACCGGCTCGCCATACACGCCCTTGCGCATTTGGTCTTCGACCAGCTGCTCGCTCGGGCTGCCGGTCACTTGGCCTCGCGTCATCGGCACTGGTGTTGGCAGTGATCCCGCGTCCGCAAGTATTGCCGTCTGCGCAGGCGTCATCTCGCCTCCACCCAAGGTTCGTGTCAGCAAGGCATCCTTAAATTCTTGCGTTGTTTGTTCCCAAACGATGCCGGCCTGTTCGAGCGCGTCTCTGCCTGATTGCGTTATGCCGCCTTCGCTATCGAATATCTTCTGGCCTTGCGCCATTTTTTGACGCAGCCCAGGCACTACAGACAGAACCAAGTCTAGGGTCGTACCAATTCCAGCTTCTAGCGCACCCGCTGTCAGAGCGCGTGGCACGTCAACATTGGTCACGCTGTCGATGACAGACTCGTTAGCAAGCATTCCAGACGCAACGTCTTGACCTGCACTTGCCGTGGTGCCCGCGCCAAACATCCGCGCTGCGTTGTTCAACATGCCAATGCCTTGCTTACCTACGCCAAACGCTTTTGATGCGCCAAATAATGCCGCGCCTTCGCCGATGACGCGAGACGCATCTTGCGTGCTAAAGCCTGGACGGTTGATATAGGCGCGTCGGCTTTCACCAGTTGAGTCTTCAAAGCTGACTATATCGGTGCCGTTTTCGTCTTTAGTTATTTTCGCGTTAGGTATGTGACCCGCTACAGCGCCTTGCAGTTTTGTTTCGTCGCCGGCCATCATCATCGAAGGCCATAGGCTAGACGTCGAGCTTAGCTCTGGAGACGAGTCCATGAGATCGCGCAGCGACGGCAAGTCTTCTAAGTTATAGCGCTTACCACTAGCAGCCTCGAATGCTCGCTCTGCTGTCGTAAGCCGGCGATAGTTTGAGAGATCTTTGAAATCACCGCCTTCAAAAAGCAGCGGCACATTGCCCTCTTCTGGAAGAGGATGCAGATAAATTTTACCTTCTTTTCTCGCCATAACTATTCTCTTGCTTCTTTTGGAGTGCCGGTAAACCGTACTTTTCCAGATTCGTTCGCCGCAATAATTTCTTTGACGTCCGCTCTGATGTCATCAAACATTGGGTTGGCTTCGGCGTAGTCGGATGCTTTTTGTTGGAAGCCTTCGTGCGTTTTATTTTCTTGGAAATGCTGCTCGGCCAGTCTCGATAGCTCTATGTCGCGCTGTAGTTGACGCTCCATAACGATCAGCAAATAAGCATTGCCTTGCTCGGTCAATGCAAGACCTGGTACGGTTGCGACCAAGAAGTCTCTGTCGCTGTTAGACATGGAACCTGGCATACCTTCGCCGCCAGCAGGGTTTCTAACAGCCAAAGCTAACCGTTTGGTCAATGCGCCAAATATTTCTTGCTCGCCTATTGTCTGAACATCAAAACCAAGAGTTGACATAATATTTCTTATGCCCATCAACTGCTCTTGGCCGGCCCCTGTGGATATCCCGTCACGCAGTAGCTGCTTCAGCAACCGAAGGGGTTTCAATTTTGTTCGCGCGACGTCACCAGCATCCATCCGAGCTGTAAATCGGCCGGCCAACCTTTGCTGATAGGCTAGAGGCTGAATATTTGCGATTTCCACATCAGCCTTCGCCTCTTCTTCAGCCGTCACACCAGCTGCTTTTTGAGCCGCTAATTGATCTGCACCACCCGCTGCTGCAATATCTTGTTGCAGCGGTGTAGGCTCAATCGCTATATCCACCTCGCCAGTGAAAACGTTTGTTTGGCCGAATGTGCCTTTTGGCGCGCCGCTCAATTGACCAAATTGACCGCGCCTATCTGTCGCTAAATCTGCCAACTGTTCAGTCGGCAAAGTAGCCAAAATTCGTTGTTGCTCACCAGGAAAATAAGGCGATAACGCGGCTACGAGTTGCTCACGCCTGCTTAGCTCTTGTTGAAATTCTTGTATCTGCAAGCCTTTGTACTGGTTGCTTAGCCGCTGTCCTTTACGCTGCGGGCTCTCATCTAAATACAGGCCGTATTTCAAAGGCTGCACGATCGCGTTCTGCACAAAATTCGTAACGCCTTCTCGCAAATTACTTGGCGGCACAAAACCTGTGTCGATTTGCGGCATCTGCATTTGGCGCATTCTTCGGTCATTAGGGTCAACCGTAGGCAAAGCACCTGCACCGGCGATCTGTCTTTGCGCCGGCGTCATGGTAGGAAACAAACTTTCCGCTAGCCTGCGCTCTTCTTCATAATCAACTTCCGCCATTAGATTAGCCCTCGTTGTGCGCTGTTAAAGTAGCCCGTAGGCAGTTGCACTGACTGATTCATCGCATCAAATTCAGATTGTCCAGCCGCTTGGAATGCACGCATATTTGCCATGCGCTGTTGGAAACGCTTTTCGTCGGCATCTGTTTCGCCATCTAACGCTGACGCAAGCCGATCACTTGCATATTTCGCTGGATCTTGAACAAGCCCTCTAACCGCATCGATGCTTGGCTGCACTGTCTGCATCGCGTAAGCGCCAGGATTGCTAAACGCCTCGCCAACCTTGTCGAAGCCTTCGCGAGTGCTATTGAAGCTGTCGCCGAGCAACTCGCGCATTGTCTTGTCATCTGGCGCTGGAAGTTTTTCGATGTCGTCTTGGTTAGTAAGAAGCCCCATAGGCGCGCCTACTTTTCCTGCCATCGTTGCCATCATTTTGCTAAACATTGCCGTTATCCTGGTAAGCCTATGTTTGTGCTGCGTCCTGAGCTCGAGCTCGTCAGCGGGTTAGGCAACAAGCCAGCACCACTTCTGAGGACGTCAAACATGCGGAACGGGTACTCTCGCTGCTCTGCGAATCTGCGATAACGATCATCGAGCAGCTGCTGCGCTACCGCTTGCTGCTGAGCTCCAACGCCTTGCAGCGCCGCCGCGTCCGCGAACTGCGTGCCGCGTAAGTCACCACCAAGGTTTGCCATCTGGGAGGCAGCGCCCTGGCGCAGACCCGAAGCCTGCAAACCAGCTGTTTGATTCAAGCTCTGCGCCTGCATGCGCGCGTTTTGATTCGCCAACGCCGCGCGCATCGCCGCATCTTGATTTGCGAGCTCGCCGCGCTGACCAAATTGAGCGGCTTGGATGTAGCCTTGTTGCGTTGCCTGCTGCGCTGCCAGGTTGTTTGCCGCGTTCAATTGGTCGGCTCGCATCATGTTAGCCGCTGTTGTGGTGCCCGCTGCCAGGTTCGCCTGCTGATTCGCAAGCGCCGCACGCATGTTTGCGTCTTGGGCTGCGAGCCGGCTTTGAAGCCCCATCTGCGCCATCTGCTGGCTCGCCTGCTGCGCTCTGCCCGCAGTGTCCCTGTCGGCTGCAAGCGCTGCGCTTTGGTTCGCCTGCTGGCGAGCTAAGTCCGCTTGCAAGTTTTGGCCGCCTGCCGTTAAGCCAGCCTGTTGATTCGCGAGCGACGCCTGCTGGCCGAATTGCGCAGTCTGCGTGCCAGCTTGCTGAGCTCTATTTAGGTCGGCCTGAGCCTGCTGCTGAGCGTTTTGGAATCCTTGAGCGCGCAGGTTGGTCGCCGTGCGAGCCGCCTGTTCTGCAAAGTTTCTGTTCGTCTCCGCTTCAACGAGCGCCTGGCGATCACCACCGAATGCACCAGCGGACACTGCTCTGGCAGCATTTTGGTTTTGCGTCATCTGCCGAGCGCGGTCTAAGTCTCCAAGCGCCGCGTCAACGACGCCGGTGGTGTACTGATTTTGGTAGGGCGTCAGATCCGTTTGCGCCAGGCTCTGCGCACCGACCGTTTGGCCTGTAACCGACTGCGGCTGGATACCCTGCAAGGCACCAATTTGCTGCGCCGTCACGCCTTGGCTCGCAATGTTGCCGACGCCGACGGGGCCGGTCTGGCCAACTTGATCAGCCGTCACGCCTTGACCCTGAACCTGCTGATTGGTGATCGGGTTGAAGCCAAAATTGTCAGAGACGTTGGTCGAGCCAACGGCGGCACCAGCAGTCACCCTGGGTGCCTGAAAGCCCGTCTCAGCGCGAGTTGTCGCGATGGCGTCGTTGATTTCCTGTTGCCCTACACCGGCACGAGCCGTGTCAGCGGTCATGTTCATGCCTTCCAGCTGCGCAGGCGAAAGCGGTGCAACCGTCGCAAAATTATAAGGGCTGTAAGGCGTTCTGCTGACACGCTGGCCTTCGCGGAACGTATCAACCAGAAGCCCTTTGAGCTCAGGATCGAAGGTTTGAGATGAACTCTGTTTGCTTTTTCCAAAACTCATTAGCGCATGCCTCCTAAGTAGTTCATGTACGCGCGCATATCGGGCTGATATTGCCCGTCAGCCGCGTCGAGAATCGGCATTGACGCTGAAAACTGCAGATCCTCTTCGCTAGGCTGCCCGGCGAAACCAAGCAACCCTCCTGATCCGCCGCCGTTTCTGCGCGCGGCCTGCGCCGCTTTTAATTGAGCAATTTGCTCTGGCGACATATTCGTTCTGCCACTGAACAGACCGCCTGCAGCCGGTGGAGCAGCTGCTAACGCCTCCTCGTACCCAGGGTCGCCCGGCATAAAGCCGCTGGTAAAAAATCCACTGCGAGGCGAATTATCGATGCCCATTGCCGCGCGCCTGGCCATATTGGCTTCGTATCTAGCTTGCATCTCATCGCGAGACACCGCGGCAGGTAGGCCGTTTGCGCGAGCATCCTGCGCCGCTTGCATCTCATCGCGAGTGCGTTGATTAGCATTCCCAGTTGTCTCGCCGCTAAATAGACCACCAAAAGCCTGATTACCAGTTCCCCCTTCAATTGGCATTGACCGGCGATTTGCTTGGTAGGCGGCAATCATGTCTTGCGCAGAACTACGCCTGCGCTGGCTCACTGACTGCCTGTTGGCAATTTCATATGCCTCGGCCAAACCATCAGGGACGTACCCATTGCTTGGGATGTACGCGCCGCTTTCGCCGCCAATGCCAGCGTCAAAGCCGCTGTCTTGAGACGATGTGTCTGCTGGCTGCGTGGCCACAGGATCACTCGTCACCGGCGCATCGGGGTTTGGCCGCTCCATTTGCACGCCAGGCAGCGCAAAATCCTGATAGTAAGATTGATCGGGCTGCACGATGCGGTCGCCAGAACCGTAAAAACTTTCGATGGCCTCCGGCGTTGTCGTTCTGATCGTCGCGGGCTCTTCAGTCGCCGCCGGCGGTGCAGTTCCAGCGCCGACGTTGGCCAGGTCAGGATTGATGCTCATCAAATCCTCTAGGGTCAGACGTCTGCCGCCTTGGTTGAGACTGTCTTTGCTCATAATTTTTTCACCAATGTTACGTGGGATTCTTCCCAACCAATTTCCTTCAGCGCCCTCGTCCAGCCCTTGCGCCCGCTCATGCTGAGTGCTGAGCATTTGAGGCTTGTCGCGAAGTCGATAAGGCTGCTTTCCATACCTTTTATCTCATCGAGATCGCCCGCCGCTAGGAAAACATGCAGAGCACGCAAACGCGGGTATTGCACGATTTCCGTGACCAAACAGCTTTTGCTAGCAGGCCAAAAAAACATCTCACCGACGCTGATCGACTGCAGAACGTCCTCGTATGTGTGCGTCCCGCCGGCTCGAGCAAGCGCCATTTCAATGAGCTCGCGATATGGGCCGACCACGTCTTCCGCTGTATGCACGACCGCCTCGCTCATAGCGACACCGCCGACACAGTGCCGTTGTCAGCAACAGTTATGCTGAACCTGGTGCCGTTTGGGCTCTGCAAGATCAGCCGCTCGCCACGAAGCTCAATGTCCTGGTTCTTTTTGCGGTTCAGGTTGTCGGCCTGCTCAATCAAATTGTTGCGCTGGTTTTCCTGCACGAAATCGTAGTTGCGCTGTGCTTCCGGCAAAATCATCGTCTGCTCCCCTCTTTCACATCCAAGCGCATGTTGCCCACTCGCCAGCTGCTGAACGTGTTGCCCGTCACGCGCATCTGCACCTGTCGGCCCTGAAACCTCACGCTGGTCGGGTTAGCCATGTCGAACGGGCCAAACGAGCTCTCAGCTGCGTTGGGATAGAACCTAGTCTTGAATGTTGCAGTTACGTCGCCCTGCGTTTTCTCGTCAGGTATTAACGACGTCGCGACCATCATGCGATCGCCGTTGCCCAGCTGCAGCGGGCCTGTTTGCGCGAAGACAGCGCTGCCAACATCGTATGTGTAGCCGGCTTCGTGTTCATAGATGTAGCTGTCTGGGCTGACGTAGTTGGGGAAAACAAACGCACCGACATCGACACCAGCGGTGCGCGCTAGGGTGCCAATCTGCCAGTGATTTTCCATGTAGTTGTAACTAACGTAGCTGTCGTTTTCGGTTGACCCAGAGCTCGGGTAGAACCAAATGATTTCGCTGAAGTTGCTGTTTTGCACTGCAAAAACCTTGGAGCGCTGCGACATGTTGAGGTTTTCAAAAATGAAATCGCCAACGCTACTGCGCAGGGTTTGCACCGACCCGTTGTAGACGAAGAATCCGTTGTTACCCATCCAATAGGCCGCACCGTTAGCAGTCGCGCAGGCGTTTGCGCTGATGACCCCGCACGCGGTGCCGACTTGCTGAAAACCGTAAACAAAAGGCGGGCCCTGATAGCGCGCGGTGTGTGCGTCGATGTCTGTCAGCAGAAGCGTCTCGCCGCGCATCCGCTTGCCAGCCAAAAGCGTGCCGTCGGTTGCTAGGGTGAAACTGCCTGCCTGGTTCGTCGCAGCCGGAGCCCACACGTTTGATTGCTCTTGATCAGAGAAAGCCACTTTGTTGCTTACGCCGCCAGCGCCTAGCGCAAACACAAACCGCTCTGGGCTAACGACAATGGCGTTGTTATCGACCGGCGCGTTGCTCAACAGCGCCGCTGCCGACGCGGTGCTGTTAGCCCACTGATAGATTTTGCCGTCGCTGGTCGCTGACGCGATAACGTATTCGCCGAACGTGTCGAGCGACCAGGTTGTCGCTGGCGTGTAAGCGCCAGTGTCTGGTCGTGGCGTGTTCCAAGTGTAAGCGCCCCAACTCAAGCCGCCATACCCCAGGTTTTGCGTCGCGTCTGCGCTACCAGCCGTGAAGCCAGCTGGCGTGATGTCCACAACGGTGTTGCCTTCGCCGATGAAGTATAAATTTGTGTGCGTGCCCGCTACCGTGCGCCGATTGCGGCTGTTGTCGAGGTAGGCGATCAACGCGCGGCATACACCCGTCATCGCCGTCGTCGTGCGAGCTCGCCAACCGCCTACGGGCTGCAGCGCACCCTCGTACCAACGCACTAGGTTAGCGTCCGACCAGGTGTTGGCCTGCTGTAGATCTGTGCCGTTTTTTACTACGCCTGGCGGCGGTGCGATGTTAAGCAAAGACACGATATTCTCCCGTTTCGATCATGTCGCAAAGCTCGTCGGCTCGGTAGCCAACCTGCTCAGCCCAACGGCTCGCGTTGAATTCAGTGCTCGCCCAGAAATAATCGCCCGACTCCATCGCAGCCAGCGCTTTTTTGAAGGTCAGCAGTCTGGTCAAGCCGAGATTGAAAGCGATGTCGATTAACGCTTCACGCCGCACGCTGTCGAGACGGCTGTACCAGCTAAATCGATCAGTGAGCTCTTGCTCGACGCGCTTGATGTCGTTTGTGAGCAGCATGTCGATCTCAGAGTCGCTCAAGCCAATACCGCCATCCTCATCGATGTTTCGACCAACACCGACAGTGACTTTGCCGGCACTGCATCGGTACGCATGGCTCTTTACGCCTTCGTGCCGCTTCAACATTTTGATCAGTCGCTCGCTCATTTTCTTAACTTCATCAATTTGTCTGCTCCGCGAATGCCAAAACTGGCGCTAACTGCCAAGAACAACAGGTACTGATACCACTCGGGCAAGGCGTTTAACGCCTCAAAACCCAGCGCTACGCGATCAATAACAGCGGTGTCGTCCATCGCAATCGCGTAGCCGATCATAAAAATTGGGATCGCTAACACTAGAGTCCAGAATTCGTCTTTCCACGACGATGCGCTTGCGTCGGCCATCTTGGCTTCCCACTCAGCGCCGTTTTGAATGACCTGCATCTTGGCTTCATGCTTCGCCTGCTTTTCATCGCCGCGCTGCTTCATCCAAGTGCCGGCGATCTCCGTCACACCACCCAGCAAAGACCCTACCAAGCTCACTTGCCGTTACCTCGAGTTACCCAGGCGCTCGCCCCAAAATACGCGGCGACCAAACCAGCAATTGCCACAAAATAGACTGATGCGATCTCGCTCAGAATCTGGGCCGCTGCGTCCAACTTGACTAGGCTGCAGACCACGATCAGCGTCGGATAGAGCAGCATGCCCCACAGGGCAAACCAGGCCATTGCGCGCTGTGCGTCTGCTTTCTCGCGCGTAACGGTCAGCATCTGCATGTCCTTCGCTTGCGCCAGTTCTGAGTCATCAACGACACCATCGCCATCGGCGTCGTATTGGCTTTCTTGCAGTCTTTTTTCGCTCATCACTATGGCCCGAATGCTTTGACGACGAGATACAGCAAACCGACGGACACGCCGCCACCAATCACTAAAGAAACTCCACCAACAAGGATGCTGTTTATCAATTGTTCACGCTGCTTACGCTTTCTGTTCAACATAGCTTGGTGAGCCTTTCTGTCTTTTTCTTGTTGAAAAATCGCTTCGTCATAATTTTTCAAAAGGGCTGGATCTGCCACCAATAGGAGATCACGCAAATCTTTTTGATAACGCTCCTGCGACCTACGAAGCATTTGCAGCTTCAAGATGTCGTTCTTACTTAGAGGGCTGAACGTCGAAGACTTGCGGTCAACCTCAAAGACGTTAAGCGCCTCGCCGAAGTCGGACACCAAGGCCATAGCCTGATCGACGTTAGCCTTACCCTCATTTACGTTTTGAATAACCGTATTAATCTGCTGGAGCAACATGCCAGCGGCTGCAACAGATTCAATAACGATGGCGGCTTACCCCATTTTTAATAAAATCGGCAACAACACCGAACCAAGAACGATTGCGTACAAGCCAAAAATCAGTCGCTCAAGTTTTTCAAAATTCTTTGCACCACTGTCGAGCCGGCGCTCAATGTTCTGAAAGCGAACCAGGCACTCGCGTTCGTGCGCCTCGATCTCAGCCAGCGCTTTTTGCGCAAGCTCTTTCTGCGTGACAGCCATCAGGCGGAATCTTCCTCGCCGTCTTCCACTGCATGCACTAACTCGTGCAAATCTTCCGCCCAGGCGTTGATGGTGCGCTCGCTTTCGATCAGCTGAATCTGCAGCTGTTGCTGCTGATCTCTCAGCATGCGGACGCGCTGCACGATAATTTGCGCCTCGGGCTGCAGGTCAGAGAAGTTAAAGTCGGTTTCCCCGATGGTGATGATTTCGTCCGTCATCATTCAGTTACCATCGTCGGTCGCTCGTGGGGCCACTGCTCAGAAGCAGGCCAATCTCTCAGCAGCTGCCTATAGGCGATCACTGCCTCTGCGTTCGGAAAATCAGAAACAGTCGCGGCAACGTCTGTGCGCAATAGTTCTTCATCGCGCCATTTTCGAGCCGCTTGTTCAGGGTTTAAAACTGTCATTCCAACCATCATTTTATCCTCTGGTATTGCGTTTGAGCGGCACGGGAATCAGGTGTATCTTCACCAATGGTAGCAACGTTGATAGCAAACTCACGCAAAGCGTTGGTGCCGTTGCCGTGCCCTAAAAACTTGGGGACAGAGTTGACGGTTCTGTAATAGCGTGCCCCTTCCTCCAACGTTTCCACGCTGAAAGTGCCGTTAGAATTTTGGACTAAAATACTTTGACCATAGGAACCTGACACAGCCACTAAACCAGTTAAATCAGTTCCACTAGCCCAACTGAGATTTCCTGAAAGCGGTATTTTGCGAATTTTAACATCACGGCCGCCGCCAGCATTGGTTGCGAGGGTAAAGTAGGAAACGTAAAGATGCGTCGAGTCACCAGACATCGACTCAAATTGATAAGCGGCGTCTGTCCCGCTGCTCGACTGTGACTGCCAATCGATCACTACATTTGCGCGATCATCATTTCCTGAAACGTTAAAAGCAGTGTTGCCCCAGTTTGACCCGCTCAGGTAATACACAAACAGATGGCATTTGGCATTTGAGTAAGCAAACATCAAATACAGGCGTCGATTCACAGCATCCCAGTGCATGCACGAAGGCTGACTTGGGTCGTGATAAGAATAAGGCGAAGCACTTAAAAGCGTGCCGCTGGAATCCTTTGGCGACCAACTCCCTTGATTGCTATTAGGCTTCCCAGCGTCTGTGCCTGAGCCGCCGACTAGAGAAGACGAATAAACTTTCAAATCGCTGTTGTTGTAGGTGATTAGCGCAGCGGCAAAATAGTCATTTGCGTTTACGATGGAGGATTGCGGACTACTACCATTGCACTTGATGTAACCTGTCCCGCAAATGTAATAATAACCGCTGTTAGTTCCAGGCCAGTAAGTGTTCCCAGCATTTACGGTATCTGTTGCTATATTCGTCTGATAAAAGAATGGGCTATAACTCGTCTGGAAGTTAAGGGCCCACGCCCCATCTGAACTGACGCCTAAACCGCCGGGGCTTGAGCCGCCACTCGAAGCCGCCGCTTGATAATCCGTGCTTTTACAGACCGCATTGCCGGCGGCGTAAGCATCTGGATAAGTTGTTGTATCAAAGGTTCGAGCGCCCTTTTTTAGCCAAACAAAGCCGTTGTCGCCCGTCCACAGATTTCCTCTATCGGGAAAAAATCGGTACTCATTAATCTCAGCACCAGCGCTGCCGCCACCTAGTTGAATCGCCATCTAGAGCTCCTCCCATCCGATAGTTGCATCAACGTAAACCAAAGACGCTCCAGCATCTGCTGCAAGCTCTCCATCGTCTGCCGTTGAATTTATGTTTGAGCCATTTCTAGCCACGGTCACGGTTGCCGATCCCGCATTTTTAATAAAAACCACATCGCCTGCGCTTGGGCTTGCAGGCAGCGTGATCGTCACGGCGCTGCTTGAGTTGACAATGAGTTGGTCTTTGCTGACTGCGGTGTAATTAGCCGTTTTGATGGCAAAGTCGTTGAACGCGCCGCCAATCGTTGCAAACGACAATGTGCCACTTCCATTTGTCGCCAGGGCTTGGCCTGCTGTTCCATCGGACGTTGGCATTTTGATGCCATTGAAATTGGTCGAAGCTGCGTTGTAAGCGTAATTGCCCATGTAAGCGTGGCTGCCGCATTCGTAATAAAGAACGCTAGGCGTTTCTTTATCGACCGCTATTTGCGTGTATGCCCCTGCACTACCTGGGGTTCCGTTGGTCGTCACACCCGTCGTATAAGCTGTCGTTTTAGCAGCATCCATATAAAACAACAGGGGGTGACCACTGTTCGTCCCGTCTGCTTGGTCGAAGCGATAAACGTATTCGCTGTTAGCTGTTACGCTGTCCGCGCCGTGTAAGCTGAGAGCAGGCGACTCGATTCCGTCCAGGAAGTAACCCGAACTACTGCCATCGCCGTTATAGGCATGCGCTGCAGTTTTTGAACCCACTGTGACTGTGAAAATTACAGGATTTGCAGAACTGCCATAATTTGCTGCGGTTGCATCTGCGTTCAAGTTTGCCGCTGTTACATTTCCTGAAGCAGTCAGATCGCCAGATATACTAAGCCCACTGAGCACCTCCGTAACCGCTGCACCAGAGCCCGCGCCGTCGGTGGCGATCATCTTCACAGCGCCGGCAGAAACAGCCACGTTTGCGCCAGATCCTTGAGTAAACGTCAGTGTGTACGACGTTTCGTTGCTGATGATCCAAACCTTGCTGATCGTGTTAGGAGCAAGCGTCACCGTGCATGCCTGACCACCGCCGGTGCATTTTAGGTACATGCTGCGCGCTTCGTCGGCAGCGCCGTCAGCGAGCGTGATAGTGTGTGTAGTCGCGTTCGGGATAGCTTCGCTACCCTGGCCGAACGCCGACGCCAGGTTACTAATCGTCGCGTTTAGCAGCGTTCCCCAGGTTCCGCTGTTGGAGCCAGCTTCTTGCTCGCGGACGCGCAAATCATTGTTGAACGTGTCAGCCATCAGTTATTCCTCACGCTGCCCGTTGCCAGGTTGTGCTGGCGGCGGATTGTTTTGTGTAGTTGGTGCTTGCGCTTGGTTGCGTTTGCCACTTAATTTCGCCGACAGCACTGATCGTAGAGACTGCAATTGTCGCCGCACTCGCGCTATGAACGACTCCACCAATGATTTCGATTGATGAAGCAGCCGCAATACTCGCTGACGCGCTCGCGACCATGACAGCTGCAGCACTTGCCGTAGACGCCGCAGAAACGTGAGCAGCGCTTTCAGACACTCGCTGAGCGATTGCCGTAGCTGTTGACGTAGCAGCAGTAGACGCGGGGCCAGTTGAGACAACGACAGCTTCAGCTGTGAAACTGCTCGTTGCAGACGCCGACGCAGTTCCTGGCTCGATGCGATCACCGCTCGCGGTAAAAACAGAAACAGCACCGATAGCGACTTGAGCATCTGTGACGACTGCTGCAGACGCTGTCGCGCCGCTTGTAGCAGTCGCGCTAGCTGCGCAATCTTGATACGACCAAACGCCATATTTGCCCTGGTTCCAGCTGCCATTAGACCACCCCTGGCTCATTAATTAAGGGAGATATCTAAGTCGCCGGCCGGCACGCGAAAAACATCGCCGACCCCGATCGTTTTGTTTGCTGTAAGCGAGGCATAAGCGAGCATGTTCCCGCCAGAGCTCGCGTCTAAGACCGCTACAGCGACAACCGTTCCGTACCCAGCTGTCGCTGTTGCGTACTCCACCGCGCCGCTGTTCGTTGTGTCACTGCCGCTCGTCGTCAGAGTCACGGTTTGCCGGACGTACCCGCCGCCGGTGACCTCGGTGCCAGCCGAACTGTCAGTCGGTGCAACCGTGTAAAGCGCCAGGTACTTGGTGCCAGGCTGGCTAAAACTGCCGCCGCTGAACACATAATCTAAGACTTTGTTTTCGAGATAATTGGTAAATGCCATGTTTATTGCAGTGCTGCTGCCCTCATTTTGACGCTGGTCTGGCCAGCTGTTCGTTGGTTGCTCACTTCCAGGTCATCGATTGCTCGCTGGTAAAGGCTTGCCCAAACCGTGATGCGCTCGTCGTTCTGCAGATACGGTGCGCTTTGTAACAGCGTGCCGTACAGGTAGATGTCTGGGTTGTGCGTCAGCAGCCAGTTTGATGTGTTCGTGTCAGAAAGCGCCGGAATCTTGGCGTAGTAAACGAGCTCTGCCTGGTAGCCAGAGGCCGTGTTTGCAGGCGCTGGATAGACCTGGATCTCAGTGCCAACGTGGCTGTAACTCGATGGCGTGCCCGTTGCACTACTGCTCGCCTTCAGCGCGTTAAGCGCCTCGTTTGTGACAAACTCCATCTGCGTCACAGGGTTCGTCTCTAAGATCAGACTGACCGTCTGTATCCAATCTGCCGGTGTTGCGCTGTATTCGCTGTCAATTGTCGCTTGTGACCGAGTGATCATGTAGCGATGGCGGATGCTGCGGTTAAACTGCGATTCCGCCAAAGCCACAAAGTCACCTATAGCACTCGTCAAATCCGTGCGGTTTAGCCAATCGGCTACGCTCGCTTGGAGCTGTGAGTACGTTGCGATCGCCATCAGATTCGCGCGTCTCGCGTGCGGAACGCGCGGTTATCTGGGTCGTTGAGCCATGCCTTCATCTTTTTAGGATCGTCGGCAATGCCTTTCGCTTTTAGGTCGTACAGAACACTCAATGGAATGGACGCAACCTTCGACCACTCACCATGTTTTTGGTGTCGATCCATTTCGTTACGAGCTCGCTTGTTGGCCTCAACGATTGCCGTCACGTCTTGCGATGTCGCAATAGTGATTTTGTCGTCTTTCAGCGTCTCGCCGGCTTCGTAAACGAAGTCTGACTTGATGCCGGTTGTGGCATCGTTAGACAGGTTGCGTTTTATTTCCATTGATTAGTCCTAGCTAGTTAATAGATCAGCCACGACGCCCAGACCAGCCTCTTGAGTGACGACCAAGCCGTACTCGCTCAAGGTCAGGAATTTTTGAGCATCTCCCGTCTTCGCTAACTCTTCAGCTTGGATTGGGCGAAGCGTTGCCACTTCGCACATATCTGGGTCGATGACGTAAGCGTCGCGAGCTCGGCTCTTGGTAGAGGGAACGATAGAAACCGAACCAAAATCGCTTAAATACACGTCAGCCGCAGCAACCACAGTACTGGGCCCATCGCTTGGAGCCATGTAGCGCTGAGCAGCAATGCCGGCAAAGCCAGAGATCACTGTCTTAACGTGAGGGCCAACCATCACAAACTTAGGCGAGCCCCCGTTGGTGAAGATGCCTTGCAGGACTGTTTTTAGCATGGGCTCGGTCATGGCTCTTTGAGTGCCATCAGTAGCCCCAGCATTTACGACACCACCAGATACAGTTGGATCTGCACCGTTTGTGCCGCGAGACGTGTTGGTCTTGATGAATGCAGCCAAAGGCGCAGTCTTACGCGCGGTCGTGCTGTTACCAGCGACAGCTGCATGGTTCAAACCACAAAGGTTATGTTCCATATCGTTAGCAAGACGCTTGCCCGCTAAGCTGATCTGGTAGGCAACTTCTGCCCGTCGGCCCGCCAAATCTAACGCACTCATTGTGTCGGACACGATGAAGTCTTTGCGGCTGATCTGCGTGTAGTTACCCAAACGAGTTGTTGGAGTTACTGCGGTGAACGCGGCTAAATCGTCGCCTTCCAAATGATGGTTAGCTGCAGCTGCGCCAAGATCATCAGTCTGCCATTCAAAGAATGTGTTTGTGACTGAGCGACTCTTGGTCATGTTGCTCATAAAGGGCCGAGTCTCAGGAGAGATCATAGTGATAATGTTAGAGAGGTCTTCCCGCACGCCTTTGGCGTCGTACTTTAGAAAAGTGTTAGCAATAATGGTCATTAGTTAAAGCCTTCATAAAAGAGATTCAATCAATGAGGCTGCATTTTCTGCAGTGCCTCGCTCTTTGAGACGTTGATACGCGGCTTTAGTTTTGCGAGCGCTTGGCTTCACCTGCTGTTGACGAGATCCTGACCTGACTGTCTTGCCCTGTTGGCCAGCCTTGCGTGCTTTACGCACCCTGCTCTGGCCTTTGTCGAAGAGCATCGCCTTTCGCAATACTGCGATATGGCTAGCGCGCACAAGTGCGCCAAGCTCCTCTTCCGCAACGCCGCTATCGAGCAAGTAGCTCTTTAGCTCTTCGCGTTCGCGGCTCGCTACCTTCTCGTCTTTCCATTCTGGAATGACGTCAGGCAGTCGGGCTGCTTCCTGAGTAATTAGCCCGCGCATTTGCTCCGTTTGCTCTTGAGCGTTGGCGTCATTCACACGCTGCTGCTCGATAGCAATGGCTTGCATTTTTTGCGCTCGCTGCTCGCTCCGCTGTCGGTACTGTCGCTCAAGGCGACTTGCCTCAATCGGATCTTCCTCATACATACGATCGAAGTCCGGGGCTGGCTCGTCAAAAGCCGTTAGCTGCTGCTGCAAAGCTCCCAATAGCTGGGAATACTGTGTCCGCTCAAGAAGAACCGCGTCTCGGTCTTGTTGGAAAGCCTTACGCTCTTCCGCCAAAGTCTGGCTCTTCTTCGTGTAGTCGGCTTGGCGCGAGTAACCGTTCTGAAGCTCATCCAAACTAACCTCTACGTTTTCACCGTTTATTTTTACAGTGAAGGTATCGGCTTGCTCTGGTTCGCCCTCGTCCTCGTCGTAGTCGTCATCCAAGTCGTCGGCATCGTCGTCTTCTGAGTCGAATTCCTCTTCGGATTCTTCAAACTCAGCGCCTTCTAATGCCTCGCCCCCGTCATCCAGGGACTCGTCAACGTCGCTTGAATCTTCGGCTTGCCCTGCTGCGGGTTCCATCAATTTAGCGATGGCAGCCTGAGCGTCGCCCAAGGTGCCCCCCATATATGGGGTTTGTTCATTACTTATTTTATCACTCATTAGTTATTCCGCTGTTTTGCGAAAGCAATCTCGTCGGCTGCTGCGCGCATCCGCACAACAATATCGTCGAGAGCTTCCTGTTTTTGATGTAAGCGCTCCCGCATCGCGGGGTCACGTTCCTTGCACCACAACTCGAAGTAATCGAGCCTTAGCATCTTGATGAGCTCGGCGAAGTCTTCGTCGTCCGCCAAGCGTTGAATGTTTAAAAGCGAATTAGGCGATAGGGCCATTCGGCACCTGCTGTTGAGCGGCCAGCTGTTTTACGAGCTCGCGGTCGCGATCTGAGTTGGCGCGTATTGACGCCACATCGACCTGCGCGCCATAGCGGGCGTTCATCTCCGCTGCTTTGAGCACAATGTCGGCCTCGTCTTTGTCGCGCCGGCGGTCGTCCTCTCGGATCATCTTTTCGCGTTCGAGCTCTAACTCTGCTTTTTTCTTTTCAATATTTGCGTTGATCTCGGCCATCTGTACTTGGATCAGCTGCGCCTCAATAGGTGGCTCCTGTGGCGCTGGTGGTGTTGGCGGCTGCTGGCTTGGGTCTTTGAAGAAGCGCTGCGGGTCTTTGAAGCCAGCCACTTCGAGTATCTGCACCAAGGTCTGGTAATAGTTCTCGACGCTAACCAGTGGGTTCTCTGGGCCCAGCTGCTGCAATAACTGCTCTTGCTTGTCTGCGATCTGCTGCAGCATCTGCATGCGCTCTACGTCGCCGCCCTTACCTAGCGCCACGTTGCTGACAACGTCCATGTCGGCGTTCCAGCGATCAGGGCTCATGGGCACAAACGTGTTGCGCAGCCTGATCATCCGCGGCTTGTCCATGTGCTTGATGATCAGCTGCAGCAAGCCCTTGTAGAGCCGCGTCATGCCGCCATCGGCGAACAGCCTGGCAATCATCTCGGTGCGTTGCTGAGCAGCGCCAATCGTCTGTTGTACGGCCATCAGCGTGCTGCTTTGCAAAGCGCTTGGATCAAGCCCGTCAGCCGCCTTAGAGACGCCTGTGCGGTTCTCACGCATCTGGTCGAGGTAGTCGAGCATCGGGAAGGCTTCTTTGCCAACGAAGGGCAAATTGAACGGCACAACCGCGCCAGGCTGACGCATTCGGATCACGCCGCCGGCTTCGTTGTTCATCACGTCTTCGAGGCTCGCTTGGCCTTCGACAATGCCCACCCTCGGGTGCGTGCTCATCGCCAGGCTGTCGAGGCTTGCTCGCAGCACGGCAGTTTTGATCCGCTGTATATCCATCGTCAGGTCAGCGATCGACATGCCAAACATGGCGTGCGGCTCTGGGTCTGGGCAGAAAAACGCAAACGGCACCATGTCGGTCGGCTCGTTGCGCAGGATTTCGTAATTGGGCCCAGCGCAGCAAATGCGTCGCAATTCGGCAATTCCATCCCCGTCTGTGTCGATATTGGCGTATGCCTCGACGTAAAGAACGCGGCGCACCATTTCAGAGTTTTCAAACGAGCTCTGCTGGTAGCGCTCGCGTGCCTCGACGTTAAAGAGCTCAAAGTCTGTGTCGCTGGTGGTAGCGTATTGTTCAATCTCGTCAGCGTCGTAGCCGAGCTCGACCATGTCGCTGATGGTCAAATACGCGCGGTGCGCGACCAGGTCAGCGTCTTCCAGGCCGCGGGCATTGCGGTTGATGACGATTTCTTCGGGGGGCACCGACTCGACTTTGATTTTGCCAACTTTCTTGCGGTGCGTGACGCGAACCGAGTGCATCGCCTCGGGGTTGTCGCTCGACGTCATGCTTTTCAGCATGTCGATCTCGACGTCAGGGTTGCTGTTGAGCGCAGCCAAAGCCTGGTCGTCCAGGTTCTCGAGCTCGTAGCTCTGAGTCTTCTCTGACTCGTCGTAGCAGTATTTGATGAAGCCAGAGCCCTTCACCAGCGCGTCTTTCATCGTCGCGTAGATGATCTCGATATAGCTCTGGTCTTGATCCTGGTTCAGTATGTAATTGACGTAGTCGGTCGCCTGCTTGGCCATCTCCACGTCTTCAGGGCCGGTCGGTGCGTATTCCACAACGTGGTCAGAGCCACAAAAAATGCGCATAAGAGACGGCAGCATCGCTTGCACAGTGTCGCGCACGTCCATCGTTTGAGCGGTGCTGCGGCCCTCTTCTTCGTTGCCCAAGGGTTCGCCGGCGTAGTATTCCGCTGCCTCAGCGCGCTGGGGCGAGATGGTGTTGTCGATGAAGTCCACGGCATCTTCGATGGCGAGCGTGATTGCGGCCTGGATCTCTTCGTCGCCCATGCCCATGTCTTCTTCGATGAATTCTTCGTCGTCGTATAGTTCAGCCATCGTTATATTCCTGGTGCCAGTAGGCCGCCAAATGCCTCAAACGGCGCGCGAAAAGCAGCGCGCTCGGCTGGGTCTTCCATGTATTGCTGGTCTAGCAGGCCGCGCATTGCAGGCGTGCTCATCATGGAGTTTGGGTTCTGCGCCGGCGGTAATTGTTGGTTTTGGATAAACCTATCCATTTGCTGGCCGTAGCCTTGCGGAGACGCGATCGCGGCGCGTGGATCTGGTGCGGCCATGCCTTGCACAAAGGTGTCTATGCCGCTCAACAAACCAGATACGAAGCCCTGGCCTGCTTCTGCAGCGCGCGGTAAGGCTTGGCTTTGCGCTTCTGCCGCAAGCAGTCCGCTTGGCGGGTTGTCGCGGCGATACTTTCTGCCGCCGGCACGGCGGGCATCGATCTCGTTTTGTATGTCTATGTCTTCGGGCGGTATCGCCATCGCATTGCCAGAAGACAAAGCGGCCGCGATTGCTGCAGCACGGCCCATCTTCTTTTTGTCTTCAAGATATTTCATGACGCCGTCAAGCCACTGCTGATCGGCTTTCTGCGCACCACCGCCCAAGAGCACAGCGCCTGTGCGCTCTGTTTCGTTAAGCGGCTGACCCAAACGCTTGCTGCCTTTTGACGTCACTCGCAGGTCGTCGGTTGCCC